TTCACGCATTGCGGCGGGGCTTGTTTCCCTGGTCATTTCATACGCGCTGGCCGTAACCGCATTAAAAGCGGCCTCTGGCAACTCTCTCCTCGCATGAAGTCCTACGACGACGAGCCAGACCGCGACACGAAATATTGGGTAGGCCAACTCACCGAAGCCGCCACCGATGGCAGTTGGTTCTCCGCCGTGCGCAGCCGGAACTACGATACCCGCATGTCGCTCTGGGACGGGCAGTCCTCGGATGGCCGCAAGTGGGCCAGCAACTACGGCAAAAATGTTTTCCCCTGGGAAGGCGCTGCCGACAGCCGCATCCGCCTCGCTGATCTTGTTTGCAACCGCGAGACCCAGCTTTGCCTCACCTCCACCTTCGCCGCCCGCCTGCAAATGATGCCGGTAGAGTCCACCGACGCCATGTCCCGCACCGCCGCTGAGTCTGTGCTGAAGTGGATGCTCTTCACGCACTGCGCCTCCGACCTCCGGCGCGAACTGGAACTCGCCCTCAACATCCGCGCTACCTATGGCCTTGCCATCATGGGCGTGTTTTGGAAAACGACGACCCGCATCGAGGAAAAATCCGTCAGCCTCGAAGACATTATCCTCATGGCCCAAGAGCAGGGCGACCCAAACTCGCCGCTCGCCATGCTCATCGGCGCAATTCTGGACCCGCTCCAAGAGGAAGTGGCTATCGAGATGGCCGAGCAATTCGCCCCCGGCACCGGCACCGCCGCCAATATCCGCAAACTGCGCGAAGGCGGCACGGTGGAATACACCGAGCCATACATATTTGAGAGCAAGCCCGAGTGGACGGCGTTGGAGCCTTTCAACGACATCATTTTTCCCACTGCCACCTACGACCTGCAACGAGCCCCCTGGATCGCCCGCCGCGAAATGGTGACTTGCGAAGAGCTGGAGGAACGCACGCTCACTGAGGGCTACCCCTACGAATTTTACGAGAAGGCCGAGAACTACAAAGGCGCAAGCCTGTGGCCCGTCTATTCGCAGCAGAACCACAACCGCCGCGACTCGATCCTCTGGCAAGACCACCGTGACCTGGTGGAAATCTGGCATGTTTACAGCAAGGAGACGGATGAGAAGACCGGCGCGACAAAGGTCATGTGCCGCGTCATGCACCCGAATGTGGACATCTTTGCCAAGGAGGAAATTTCCCCCTACTCACACGGCGAGTATCCCTTCATCGAGTTGGCCCGCGAGCGTGTGAGCCGGTGCATCCTGGAAGCCCGTGGCATCCCTGAGATCGTTTCGACGATGCAGGCCGAGATCAAAACCCAGCGCGACTACCGCACTGATCGCGCCGGGATCGCCATACTTCCCCCCATGCGCGTGCCTGCCAATCGTGGCAAGCTCGACATAATACTCGGCCCCGCCGTGCAAATCCCCGAACGCCGCCCCAATGAATTTGGCTGGATGCAGCCGCCGCCGTTCGACCAGGGAACCATCGAGATCGAACGCGCCGTGCGACGCGATGTGAACGAATACTTCGGCATGGCAGGCGATGGAGTCGATCCCAACTATGTCGCCCTCGTCACCCAGCATACGGTGGACCGCTGGCTCCGCGATTTCAAAGCCATCGTCACGCAGACCTACCAGCTCATGCAGCAATACATGCTGCCGGTGCAAATCCTTCGCGTCTCCGGCGGGCAGGCTCTCCCTTTCCAGGCCGACCGCGAAAGCATCCAAGGCAAATTTGACCTCATCGTAGATTGGGATGCCAAGAACCTCGACGCCGAAGCCCTCGGCGTGAAGCTGAACTATATCAGCCAAGCCATCGTGCCTATGGATGTTGCCGGTGTCATCGACCGCGCCGGGCTCGTGAAATTCATCATGGCCGCCGTGGATCCAAACCTCGCCGACATCCTCGTCCGCGACCCCGGCCCCGCCGCCGCCATCGAGTCCAACGAAGAGCAACTTGCCTTCACAAAAATCGCCGCAGGCACCGAGCCGGAATTACCAGGCGAAGGCCAAAACCACCAGCTCCGCGCCCAAGTCCTGCAAGGCATCATCCAAGCCAACCCCGCCCTGCAACAACGCCTCCAGCAAGACGAGATTTTCCGCAGCATGATTGAAGCCCGCATGAAGGGCTTCAACTTCCAAATGCAGCAACAACAAAACGCCCAGATAGGCCGCCAAGGCACGCTTCCAGCGTTGCAGCAAGGAGGCGCACAATGAAGGCCACGCCCTACCGCACCGTCCGCGATGGCGTCGTCAGCCGCATGGGCATCGACCCCGACCAGCCGCTTATGGCCTCGCAGGCTACGGCGCTTGCGGAGTATTTGACAACCGCTGCGGCGACGGCTTGGACATTCTTTGATTGGCCCGAGGTTTATTTGACCGAGGCCCGCACGCCGGTGGGCGATGGCTACGCGCCGGGGCTTTATACCTACGAGAGCGATTATGTCGGCACGACATCCTACATCGGCCGTGCCTTGCAGGGCTCGCAATTTGCGGACCCTGTGTGGCGGATTAAGCGCGTCACCACGACCGCCTCGGGCGATCTGCTGAATATCGACACCGCCGTAGATGTGGCGTGGAACGACCGCACGACCGCGACCTACATCGAGACCAGCACAAATGCGCCTGCGGAGGAGTTCATCCCCTACATCCCGCTTCTGGCTCCAGGCCAGAAGGCCATTGGGAATGTGCTCAAGGTTTATGACATCAAGCCCGACGAAGGCCGCGTCACGCTGTCGCTGGATTTCGTCGTCACCGAAGACCGCATCCTTATTACCGATACAGACTACATCTCCGGCCAAGTATGGGTCGAGTTCTCACTGCCTCAGCCAAAATTCACCAGCACCGCTTTCAATAGCTCCACGGCTTACGCAGCGGGCGATCTCGTTTACTACAACTCGACCGGCGACTGCTACGAAGCCCTCGCCGACACAACCGGCAATCTCCCGACGAATGAGGAGTTCTGGCTGCGCCATCGCATCCCGGCCTTCCTCGCCGACTACCTCAAGTTCTACGCGCTCGCAGAGACGCTTTCGGAGGACGGCCAGATGGACAAGGCCAACTACCAGTTCTCCCGCGCCGAAGGCATCCTGCAACAACGCATGGACGACGCCTGGCTGCGCAAAGGCGAGGTCCGACGCTACTCCGCCAGCTTCCAATAACCACCCCCTTGACACCCTCTCCCATAATAAAAATAACGACATGAGTAACCCCACAATTCAGATCGCCGCCCGTTCCTCCTCAGGCATCGTGCAACCCGTGCAAGCCACTCCTGATGGGGCTCTGCGCGTCACCACAGGTTTTCCTCTTCCTCTTTACGATGCCTTCAGCATTGTGCGTGTTGGCTCTACAAATAACACCGACTACACGCAGTATTCTTTCGGCGGAACACCTGTGGCTCGCGTGAAAGTTACTTACTTTGGCGGCACGCCGACTACGGATAACGCCTCGATTTCCGGCTCGTTTATTCAGTTTCCGCCTTTCGCATAACATGGGACAAATCGCCTTTGATCCATTGACCGGCAGCATGATTTCGACCACTGCGCAAAACGCGCAGCTCGATTCATCAGGCCAACTCTCTGGCGATCTCATCCCGAGCGACTTCGACGATGTGCAGCGTTTTGACAATCTCGCTGCCTTCCCATCCCAGGGCGTCGTAGCCCGCATCTATTTTGCTGCCGACAGCAACCTCCCATACCGATGGGACCCACCCACACTTTCCTACAAGCCCATCGTCGCCGATTCGGACGGCGGTGAGTTTTAGGACCACCCCGCAGTAACAACCCCCCAAAACATTAAATAATATGCCCTCCAATATTCGCATCAAACGCAGACTTACCGGCGCAGCCGGAGCCCCAGCCAGCCTGCTCGCAGGCGAGCCAGCCTGGAATAAAGTAAACGAGGTTCTCTATCTCGGTTCCGAAAATTCCATCGACGCAGTAGCAGGCCGTGGCGCAGTCGTCATGCTCGACGGCGCACAGACCGTTGCAGGCGTCAAAACCTTCAGCGACACCATCACCGGCTCCGTCTCCGGCAACGCAGGCACAGCCACCGCGCTCCAGACTGCCCGCGACATCTCGCTTACTGGCGATGTCACAGGCACAGCCAGCGCCTTTAATGGTTCGGCCAACGCCTCCATCTCCGCCACTCTGGCCAACAGCGGCGTCTCAGCAGGCACGCACACTAAAGTCACCGTGGACGCCAAAGGCCGCGTCACCGTTGGTGCAAACCTCGAAGCCAGCGACATCCCCACGCTCACCGCGTCCAAAGTCTCCGACTTCGACACCCAGGTCCGCTCCAGCCGCCTCGACCAGATGGCCGCGCCAACCGCGTCCGTTTCGCTCAACAGCCAGAAGATCACAGGCCTCGCCGAGCCCTCGGCCTCCAGCGACGCTTCCACCAAGGGCTATGTGGACACCGCAGTCAGCAACCTCGTTGACGGCGCTCCCGACCTCCTCAACACGCTGAACGAAATCGCCGCCGCGATTGCCGATGACGCGAACTACGCGACGACCGTGACCACTGCCCTGGGCACAAAATTGGTCAAGTCCAGCAACCTCAGCGACCTCACCGACGCCTCGGCCGCCCGCACAAACCTCGGACTCGCCATTGGCACCAATGTCCAGGCTTACGACGGCACACTCGCCGCCCTCGCAGGAGTCACCGTAGCCGCCGACAAGGTTATCTACGCCACCGGCGCGGATCAGTTCGCCACAAGCGACCTCTCCAGCTACGGCCGCAGCCTCATCGACGACGCCTCCGCCTCCGATGCCCGCACCACGCTCGGCCTCGGCAGCATCGCCACACAAGCCGCAAACAATGTCGCCATCACCGGCGGCAGCATCAGCGGCGTCACCATCGACGACATCACCATCGACGGCGGCAGCTTCTAGTAGCTCCTCCCTCCACACAGCGGTGGCGCGGTTCATCCCGCGCCATCGCTCCACGGGGTCACTGCTTAAAACCTAATCCTTAAAACTTAAAACTTCCTCAATGGCCACGGTCATCCAGCTTCTCCGCTCCACGGTTCCCGGCCGAGTCCCCACCGCCGCGCAAGTGGCGCAGGGTCAACTCGCCCTTAACCTCGCCGACCGGCGTCTGTATTCCAAAGACCACACCAACGAAGTTTTCCGCATAGCCCGCCCCCGCGACCCAAGCGACTACCAGCTCCTGCACGCTGCGGACGGCAACCACCTCTACCTCGGCCGCCTCGCCTGGGAAGACTACCCCGCCTCAGGCCCCGCCGAGGACTCCACCGCCTGGACCATTTACCGCATCACGACCAACTCCGCAGGCGATGTGCTCTCGGAGCAATCCGCCACCGGCGCGTGGTCAAATAAACAATCTCTCACCTACAGCTAAACCATGATCGCAAACGCACTCCCTCGCCCGCTCACCGCAGGCTCAGTTGACAACGCCATTCTCCGAGCAGACGGCACGGACGGCACAATCCTCCAATCCTCCGGCCTCATCGTGGACGATGCGATTATTGCATACTCAGCCACTGGCGATGCGGCTACCGATGTCATCACGGCAACAGGTCATAATTTTTCCAGTAATCAGACCGTGCTTTTCAGCGCCATCACTGGTGGCGCTGGGCTGGCTGCAAACACCGTCTATTTCGTCCGCAACCCATCTGGCAACACCTTCCAACTCTCGACCACCAGCGGCGGCGCAGCCATCAATTTCACCACCAACATCACCGCTGGAACGGTCATCGCCATCCAAGCAAATGTGGCCATTTCGCAAAACACCACCGAGACCAACTCCTCGCTCGTTCTCACGCCGAAAGGCGTAGGTGCGCTGATCGCTGGCCCCAAGCCGGACGGAACAGCAGTTGGCGGGAATGCGCGAGGTAGTAGAGCGGTTGATTTGCAAATAACACGCGCAGCATCAACGCAAGTTGCAAGCGGAGCAAACGCCTTTATTGGTAACGGTCAAAATAATAGAAGCTCAGGCCTTTATGCTGTTGTGGTCGGAGGGTCTGGAAACAGCGCAACTGGGGCAGGAACTTCCGATGCTGGGTCTGGCGTTGTTTGCGGTGCAAACAATACTGCATCTGGAGATGTTGGCTCATTTGTAGGTGGTGGTTTGGGAAATACCGCAAGCGGCAGCAGAGCATTTGTTGGCGGTGGTCAATTTAATACAGCCGGAACTGGATTATATCCAACTGTTGTAGGTGGTTATACAAATATAGCAAGCTCAAATTCATCATTTGTCGGCGGCGGTGCTTTTAATACAGCATCGGGCGCCGCTTCTGCAATTTTAGGAGGCAGTTCAGCCGTAGCTGACCGAGCAGGAATGCAAGCTCATGCTTTAGATCCTTTTGCTGTTGCAGGCGATGCCCAACGCGCACGGTTTGTCATGCGGAACAAGACAACAACGAACAGCGCAGTCGAGCTTTTCTTGGACGGCATCAGCGCTCGCCTCACCATCCCGTCCGGCAAGGTTCTGGCTCTGACAATCAACATCTGTGGCATAAGCAGCACCGGAGGAGCAGTCGCACACTACATGCGGCAGTATGCTCTCAAGAATGTCTCTGGAACCTGCACGGAGGTTTACGCCCCAGTCACCATCGGAACCGACAACGCCGCAGGAACCAGCATTGCCTTAAGCGCATACGATGTTGGAGCCGTAGAAGCCCTCCGCGTTCAAGTCACCGGAACAGCCTCCACAATCTGGCGATGGGTGGCCAGCGTCGATGCCGTCGAAATCGCCTTCGGAACTTAACCAAACACACACCATGAGAACATACGGACTTATATTCGCAGACGGACGCAAGGAACTCGCCAGCATCGTGCTGGACGAAAACGACGAGCCACGCATCGACACCATCCGCCCATATCCCTGCCCCGAAGATTGGGTCGATCCGCAGATCATCCCCCTCGTCAAAATCGACCAACCCGAAAGCGGCGACTGGGAACCGAACCTCGTCTGGTTCGCAGATCGCGTCGAGCGCCAGTGGATTCCAGCTAACTCCTAACCAAACACGACCATGCCAAACGAACTGAATATCGCCCTCGCCACCACCGGCCTCACCGTCACCGCCCAGCCCTACCAAAACGGAGCCGCCGTAGGCTCTGCCATCTCCTGCCCGGAAACCGGAAGCACCGGATTCTACTCTGGCAACATGGCAGGCAGCTCAGGAACATACCAAATCGCGTTCCGCGCCTCTGGAGCCAATGTCGGCAGCGGCAGCATCGTGTGGGATGGAACCAACGAAATCTCCCCAAGCACCCTCACTGCCGCGCAAGTCAACGCCGAAGCGGACACAGCCCTTGCCGATGTCGGCCTCACAAGCACCGTTACCGGGCGCATCGACGCCGCGATCTCATCAAGGCTATCGCCGTCGGGAACGCTTGCCGTTGTGACCACGCTCACAAATGCGCCGACCAGCGTCACGCCGAGCGACATCTGGAGCCACGCCACCCGCACGATCACTGGCGGCACGGTCGATACTTTGACCAACGCGCCAACCGTGCCAAGCGCCGCTTCAATCCGCGCTGAAATCGACAGCAACAGCACCCAGCTCGCCGCAGTGAAAGCAAAAACGGACCTGCTCCCTGCCTCACCCGCAGCGACCGGAGACATCCCTACAGCCGCACAGAACGCCACGGCCGTCTGGTCCAAACCGGCAAATGAATTGACGGTGGCAGACTCCATCGGTGAACGCGCCAAGCAACAAAGCACGGTAGCAATTACTGGCGCTCAACTCGCAGCCGCCCTCAGCTAATGGACACGCACCAAGCCACCGCCTCGTTCACCGGCCTGCTTGCTACGGCGAGCGGCATCACGCTCTCCATGCTGCCGGAGCTGGAAGCGTGGCTGCGTGTGGCCTCGCTCGTCATCGGCTGCCTCGTCGGACTCGCCTCCCTCTACGCAATCCTCCGCAACAAAAAGCACCCCCATGAATAAATTCCTCTCGCACCTAAAACAACCGTCCACCTTTCGCGGTTTGGCCGTGCTCGGCGGCCTCGCTGGTTTGAGCCTTTCTCCCCAGCATTGGGAAAGTATTGGCAGCGCCGTGGCGGCGGTCATAGCCCTCATCGAGATTTTCCGCAACGAGAAGAAATGATCCCTCCCGCCCAGATCGTGACTGGCCTCATTGCCACGGCCTTCGCCGTCGGTGCGCTCCTGCTTCTGAGCGGGTGCAGCACGCTGGGCATCTCGCTCCAGACTGACTACGGGCAATTCAGCTACACGCTGCCGGAGCTGCCAAAGCCTACATCGAGCAAATGACCCATAAATTTTAATCCTCCCGATGCTCCCCCCGAGCCGCCCACAGCAAGCCAAGTCCAAGACGCAAGCCCTGCTCACCAAGGCCCGCGTGGATGATGCCGTGGCGCTGGTGGGCATTCGTGGCTACTACCGCGACAGCATGGGCGAAGTCGGTAAGAACGACCGAGGCATCTACGACGACGCCATTTTCCTCGTCTCGCCAAACGCCTACGCAACCTTTAACGCCAACACCGATCCGAGCGTGAAGCGTCAAGGCATCGCCGTTTTAAAACCCGGCGTGCACCGCTACCGCAAAGGCAAACACGGCCTCAGTAAGCCTGGCGGAGGCTATCCTGCTCTGCGCCCTGCAAACCCCGCCGAGGCGCTACCTGTGACCCGCGACGGCGAAGGCGATAGCATGGGTATTGCGATCAATATTCACAAAGGCGGCTTCCGCACGACCAGCAGCGAAGGCTGCCAGACGATCTACCCCAGCCAGTGGGAGTCTTTCATTTCCTTGGTCTATTCCGAAATGGACCGCGCCGGTCAAAAGACGATCCCCTACCTGCTCGTCGAGGAGGAAGCATGAGCGCCAAACGCAAGCCCGCCACCCGCAAAGCCGTGCTGGAGCGCATCCGAAAAGAACTCGTCGAGCAATTCGATGTCGGCCTCGCAGTGGTGAGTTGGGAAGAGGGCGGCGAGACATTCCACATGGATTTTAAATTCGGGAACGAATACGCGGTCGAAAAGCTCGCCGAGCGGACCAGCGACATATTGTTCCCCATGGAAGACGACGAAGAAGAAGAGGAGGAAGAAGCATCATGAAAACATCCTGGAGTTCCATAGCCCGCGAGCAAGCTGACAAGGCGCACAAGACAGAAGTCGATGCGCTCAAAGCCAAGCTCGCGCAATACCAAGCCAGCGTCGAGTCGCTGGAGAAGCAACTCGGCATCGCGCTCTCGCTCGGCAAGACACGCATCCGCCCGCAGCCCCTCACCGTCTCGATGAACGACAAAGCCGAGGCCGTCGCCATCGCACTGGCCAGCGATTGGCATGTCGAGGAAACGGTGGAAGCGGCATCGGTGAACGGCCTCAACGAATACCGGCTGCCTATCGCCAAGACTCGCATCGAAAAATTTTTCAGCACCATCGCCCGCCTCACCGAGATCGAGCGCCACGGGGCCAAGATCGATGATCTCATCCTCTGGCTCGGCGGCGATTTGATGACCGGCATGATTCACGAAGAGCTTGCCGAATCGAACTCCAAGACGCCAACGCAAGTTATCCTCTGGCTCCAAGACCGGCTCGCAGACGGCCTCGCCACCCTCAAGCCGCACTTCAAACGCATCCTCATTCCGACCAGCTACGGCAACCACGGACGCACGACCGTGAAGCCCCGCCACGCCACAGGTGCCGCGCACTCTTACGAATGGCTCCTCTACAAAATTCTCGAAGGCCGCTTTCACGGCGACCAGCAGATCGAATGGCAGATTGCGGATTCCTACTTCAACTTCATGACGGTCTATGACCGCCGCCTGCGCTTCCACCACGGCGATGGACTCAAATTTCAAGGCGGCATCGGGGGCCTCACGATCCCTACCGAAAAAGCAATAGCTTCATGGAATAAGTCGCCGAACCGAGCCGACCTTGATCTATTCGGCCACTGGCACCAATACCAGCAGAACCGCCACTGGCTCTGCAACGGAAGCCTCATCGGCTACAACGCCTACGCCCTCTCGATCAAAGCCAGCTACGAGCCACCGACGCAGACCTATTTTCTGCTCGATAAGAAACGCGGCCGCACCATGACCTCCCCCATCTACCTATGACCTGGAAACACCTCGCCAAAAAGTCCAACTCCCTCCCGCCCGGCTGGAGCACCGCCGACGAAATCGCCGCCGACCTCGACTGCGAGCCAAGCGAAGTCCCAAAAATCCTCGCCGCCTCGATCCGCGACGGCCTCGTCGAGAAACAAAACTTCCCCCACTGGCAACCCGGCAGCCGTCAACTCCTCTACCAGACCGGCTACCGGCAAAAGACCGGCAAGGTTATCTCGGAAAAAAGCCCACATATTTCTGACAAAACAGATTCCATCCCCGGCATCCCCGACGATCTCCTGCCCAAGGTTCGCCAAAAAATCCTTGCGAACCCGCACAAAACCGCCAGCGCGATCAAGGATCTGTTCAGCACAAACAACAGAATGCGCCTAAGCGTAGCCGCCATCCGAGGGCTACTTGACAAGCCTCCGCAGAATAGAAGGTAGATGCCATGTATTTAGTAAATCCTTCCAGTTTTCAAACCGCTCGCCCACGGCAGCAAATGCCAGCGCAGCGCCAATCCCAGCAGAGCGGGCCGGTTGGTCCGACTCAAGCCCCCCAGGGAATGCCGCAGGCGCAGCAAATGGCGCAACAGCAAATGCCAACTTTAGGTCAATCCATGGCCCAGATGGGCGCTATCTACGGATTACCTCAAGGTCAACAGCAAATGCCAGCGCAGCGCCAATCCCAGCAGAGCGGGCCGGTTGGTCCGACTCAAGCCCCCCAGGGAATGCAGCGGGCTGCAATACAAAGACGATCTCCATTTAGATTCTAATGCCCGATGACCAAACTATAGTAGAAGGCGACGCCGGATTCCTCGGCATGGCCAGCCGCTTAAACCCGCTGCAACTCCAGCCGGGAATGGTCCAATACGCCGAAAACATGCGCCTCGACCGAGGCGTCGCGCAGACGCGCAAAGGCGCGAAGCGACTCGGCGATGGAATCTCGGCAGGCACGCAGCCTCTCACTCTCCCATTTGTGCTGGATGCCAATGCCCGCGTGCGCACGATCTACAGCGGCGGCATCTTCGCCAGCGGCGTTTTCAGCTCGCCAAACTACGACGATGAAAATGAATACATCGTTCTCTGCGGGCCGACCTCGGCTTTTCTCTACCGGCAGGATGAGCCTATCGAAGAGATCAGCTATCCCGCCACCGGCACAGCGTCCGACGAGATCATCGAGCCCACGGACAGCGTTTCGACGATACAGGCTTTCAACCGTTTCTACCTCCTGCGCGAGGCCGACATGACTTTGCCTGGCTGGGATTGGAAATACACCACGGCCAGCGGCATCGCGGTCTCTGGCACCACGGCCACCGTCCACATCACCGCCCATGGCCTCGCTGCTGGCCAGCGGGTGCGGATAGAGGAGGGGAGCCAAGCGGCATTCCAAGGGCATGAGTATGACATCCTCACCGCTACGGCAAATGCCTTCACCGTCGCCGTGCCCGCTGGCACATCGCCGGATGTCACCGCCGACATCGCAATCCGCCGCGTCAAAGCCCCGCTCTGGTGGGATGGCTCGACGATGGAGTTTCAACGCGCCGCCTCGGGCGTGCCTGCCGAGGGCGTGACCTTCAAGACCCTGCGCAGCACCGGTTGGGCCAGCTACATCGGAAACCGGCTGTGGATCCCCGATGGCCGCGACACCGTGGCCATCTCGGATGTTCTCGACCCCGACCTCTACGATCCCTTTTTCCAATCTTTCCGCGCCAACCAGGGCAGCAACGACTACCTGGTTGCGATACACCCATGGGTCGAGGGGCAAGCGCTGGTCTTCATGCGCAACTCGATCTGGCTTGCCAACCTTACCGACACCAGCAACGCGACGGGAGACACCTTCACGGTGGACTCTGCCGTTTCCAAGCTCACGCTCCTCACCGACGAGATCGGCTGCGTAGCCCGCCGCTCGATCCAGACCGCCGGTCAGTTTGTGTTTTTCCTCTCCGACGCCGGAGTTTACCGGCTAGACACCCAGCTCGACCTCAAGCTCCGTGCCAACACCCAGCCTCTCTCGGACCCCATTGCCGACCAACTTGACGAGATCAATACCGACTACGCTCATTTCGCCGTAGGCCGGTGGTGGAACAATCGCTACTACCTCGCCGTGCCCATCGGCGAGAACGCCACGGCAAACAACACGCTCTTCCTCTGGAACGCGCTGAACTCCCAATGGGAAAGCCGCGACACCTACGCCATCAACCTCGACGAGCTCCTGGTCGCCGCCTACTCCAGCCAGCGCCGCCTCTTCGCCGCCAGCCGCGCCGGAACCCTCTTCCTGCTCGATGAACTCGACTACGGCGACGATGTGCCCTACGCGAACGCGCAAGACCTCTACACCGAAATCCCCTCCGAACTCATTACCCGCCGCTACGGCTGGGGAAGCCTCAATACCAAGCGCCTCACCCGAGCCAAAGCCAGCGTGCTCCTGCCAGACGCCTCCGCCTGCACACTCGATGCCGTGACGACCGACTACGACGCTGACTTCCAAGTCGCCGCCCTGGAGAACACCACCGGCGAGGAGGAAGATTACACGCTTAAAGCCCCCCTGCGCTGCAAAGCCACCGGCCTCGACCTCCGCTTCCGCACGCAAAACGGCCGACCCATCCTCCGCCAAATCAGCGCCGAAGCCACCCGCTCCGGCTTTGACCCCACCGAAACCCGCACATTGAATTAACCACAGAGCACACAGAGGCTTAAAACTTAATTTTTAAAACTTAAAACTTAAAACTCTTCCACCCATGGCAACTCTCACTAAAGGCAAAACATTCGTAAACGGGGAACTCGTCACCCCTGCCAACCTCCACCAGATGGTCGATGCCGCCACCGTCGCCAACATTGTCAACGCCGACATCGCCGCCGCCGCTGCTATTGCCGACACGAAACTTGCGCAGATCACCACGGCAGGGAAGGTAGCCAACTCGGCAACCACTGCTACAAACGCCAGCACGGCCAATGCCATTGTGGCTCGCGATGGAAGCGGGAATTTTTCCGCCGGAACAATCACGGCCAACTTGACCGGGAATGTGACCGGAAATGCCAGCACAGCAACGACAGCAACGACAGCGGCGGCCTGCTCTGGAAATGCCGCTACGGCAACAACTCTGCAAACGGCCCGCACCATCAATGGTGTCTCTTTTAATGGGTCGGCCAATATCACCGTCACCGCCGCGCCGGACTCGCACACCCACGGGAATATCACCAATTTAGGTGCCATCGGAACGACTGCTGGCTTGCCAATCATTACTGGAACAAGCGGAGTCCTCCAAGCGGGCTCCTTTGGCTCGGCTGTTGGGTCGTTTTGCCAAGGTAGCGACAGCCGCCTTTCCGACTCCCGCACGCCGACCGATGGGTCTGTCACCGACGCTAAAGTCTCTGCTACGGCGGCAATCGCCGATACGAAGCTCGCCACGATAAGCACATCAGGCAAAGTATCTAACTCCGCTACAACAGCTACAAATGCAAATACGGCCAACGCTATCGTGGCTCGGGATGGCAGCGGAAATTTTAGCGCAGGCACCATCACGGCCAGCTTGTCCGGCAACGCTACTACAGCGACCACCCTGCAAACAACTCGCACAATCAACGGCGTCGAATTTAATGGCGGTGCAAACATTACCATTACGGCCGACCCTAACTCGCACACGCATGATGACCGCTACTATACTGAAACAGAGGTAAATACTCTGCTTACAGATAAGCAGAAGATCAATGGCAAAATTTCATCTGGATTAAATTGGAATACGAACCAGGGAATTTTGTTTAATATACCAGAAAATGTTCAAAGGATATGTTTAGTAGTTGAAGATTGGTCTCATAACACTGCCGGACAAGGAATTGTTTTAGTTGGAACAACGACAGCAGGAATACTTAATGCGCAAGGTCCAATTATTGTATACCCATACTTTAATAATGTCAATAATGTTGAATCCTTTCAAGGGTTTGCAATTACAGGGAGAGCTAATACAACTGCAAACCATGCGGGAGTTTTTGATTTTTTTATAGGCAAAAACCCTGATTATTATCTTAATAATAATTTACCTGTTAATAGATTATTTTGTAGATCAAATTTACAACAATATACTGGAGGCACTTTTACATCTACATTATTAAATGGAGCTGGTTTTGTTGATATCCCCGGCGTTCTAAATCAAATTTTACTAAGACCTTTTTATGGATCGACAAATCCAGGGTCCCGCGTGTCGGCCACTTTATACTACTATTACTAAACACTATGGGTAAAAAGAAAAAATCCAAACAACAAGCGCCGCCGCCGCCACCGCAGCCGCGAGACCTCGCCGCTGAAATGGCGCAAATTTCCGCAGCTGCCCAAGCCAATGCCCAAGCGCAAGCTGACACCACCGTCGATACCGCAGGCCGCCTCAGCGACCAAGCCATCGAGAACACCGGCAAAATAGCCAAGAAGCTCAAAGACAGCGCCTACACCAAAGCGGCAAACCAAAACCTCCGCGATGCCGGAACATCCTCCGCCCAGCTCGGGCAAAGCTCTGACCAAATTGGGCAAGTCGCCGACCGCGTAGCCGCTTACAACGACCCCGCCCAAGATCGGCTGAACCAGATGGCCATGGGGCAGCTCTATCGCCCCGACCAGATTTCCTCTCAGGCTGTCGCCGCCGACCAAGTGACCGGCTCTCGCGTTGCTAATGTGGGCCAGATGGACTACGCCCGCCTCGGGCAAGTTGCCAATGTGCAAGGCCCCGCAGGCTACGCAGCCGATCAAGTCCAAGCACAGCGCATCGACGCCGCGCAAGCCGGACCCGTCGATAGTGTATCTTCTAACAACATCCGCGCCAGCGCCGCAGAGCGCGGCCTTATGAATGAAGCCCGAGGCAATGGGCTCCTCGGCCAACTGGAAGGCCAAGCCGCCAACGACCTCGCCCTCGGCCGCTCCCTCTCCGCCGAGCAATCCCGCGACGCCACCCAATCCGCCCGAGCGGCCGCGTCAGCCCGTGGCCTCGGCCTCGGCCAGTCTGCCATGGCCGCAGAGCTTTTAAATCGTGACCGCTTCGCTACCCAGCGCGAAGCCGAACGCCGAGGATTTGCCAGCAATGTCGCCCAGCAAGGCGTCGGCATACGCCAAGCCGCCAACCAAGCCTACATGGGCAGGCAGGACGCCAACGCAGGACGGGCACTTCAAGCCGATCTCGCCAACCAATCCGCCGGTCTTAATCTTGGCCAAACAAACGCCCAGCTCTTACAGCAAAGCCGCCTCGCCAACCAATCTGCCGGTCTCCAGGCGCAGCAAAACAACCAAGCCGCCAACGCCCGAGCCCTTGAATTTGCGCAGCAGGGCGGGCTTCAAGCCTCCATGGCAAACCAGCAAGCCGGGCTCTCCCAAGCCTCCGAACAGGCCCGCCTGCAACAAACCGCCATTGGCGCGTCCTACGACGCATCCCAACAGGCCGCCATGGCCGATGCAGGCTACGCCCAGCAGGCCAACCTCTCAAACCAAAACGCCAACCTCAACGCCGCCCAATACAACAGCAGCCAAAACCTCGCCGCCCAGCAGGCGAACCAATCGGCAAACTACAACGCCAACTACGCGAACCAAAATTTCCTGCAAGGAGTCGCCAGCCAGAACTTCAACCAATTCAGCGGCCAGCAAAGCATGCTCGGCAGTCTCTACGGCCAGCAAGCAGGCATCGCGCAAAACCAATACGCCAACAACCTCGGCCTCGCCCAAGCCAATGTCGCCCTCGACCCCTACCAACGCGCCCTCGGCAGCAACATCCCTATAGCCAGCCAAGGCAACGCCGCCTCGATGATCGGCCAGAGCTTCAACGGCACCATGGGCTACGGCTCCGACCTCTACAACACGAACCTCAACATGGGTGCCAGCATTTACAACACCTACAACACCAACCAAGCCGCTCTCAAGGCCGCGCAGATCACCGGCGGAGCAAGCAGTAATGCAGGCTGGATGGCTATGCTCGGCGGAGCAGCCCAAGGCGCAGGTGCGCTCGGTGGAGGTTATCTTGCAGGAAGGTAAAAATGTATAACTCCTTCAATACTCCTGCATGGGCTATTGTTGCCTCCAAGCAACCCCAGCCCGCCCAGCAATCCTCGCAATCTAATCCTATGATGGGAGCCGCCACCGGCATCGGCATGAAATATGCCACCGGAGGAAGCAGCGGAGCAAGTAGCGGCGGAGCGAGTGGTATAGGCGGAGGGTGGGCAGGAGTGCCTGGAGGCGTTGTAAACGGAGTCATGGCCGGGCACTATATTTCACAAACAGACCCCAACCTATCTAACCAAAAGGACGGGTTTGGCAAAAATTGGCAAGATCGCCGAGCCTATGTTGGGGGGGCAATTACGGGCGGCGTCATGGGTTACTATGGACTTGGAGCACTTGCCGGGCCAGCCACTATTACAGCCAGTAAATTTATGGAACCCGCCACCCGCGCCGCTATTAAGTGGGGCGACTCTTGGGGCGGAGCAGGCGGAGCTCTCATGCTGGATCCTATCGGTGCCGTCGCCAGCGGCAAATACTCCGGCGGCGAACTCCTCAAAGGCGCTGCCCTCGGCCCATTCACCAAAGTCTTTAAATAACCTCAATCCCCTCCCGCTCTCATGTATAATCCCCAGCCAGACAACTCAGCGGAAATCCTCAGCCGCGCCAACAACCAAGCCGCCGCCATCCAACTCCAAGGCATGCAGTCCCTCGGCGACAGCTTCGCCGCCATGGGTGACTCACTCGGTGATGCGTTTTATAAGAGAAACGCTCAAGCCAGGGAAAACGCTGCCAAGGCCGACACCAACTTAGGCACAGCAGAAGCTCTCGACAGCATCTACGGAAGTTACGGATCGCCGGAACAGCGCCAAGCCTTTCGTGATGGCTTGAATAAAATGTCCGGCAACCAGGATAAAACCTCAGGCTACATCGCCATGCACGTGCCAACAGCCAACGCGCTTGTCGAACTCAATAAATCCAAGCAGATCGCAGACATCTACGCGGCCAACAATAAAGACCTCGCCGCAATAAAAGCGGGGAATGCCGCTGAAACCGCTGCTGCCAAAGAACCCAAGCTCGATGCCAACTACGCCAGGCAATTCTACCAATCTCTCATAGGACGTGGATACACCCATGAGCAAGCTATTGAGGGAATGAATGCCGGAGGCTTGAGATGGGGGGTCCAATACATTGAGCGTCCAGACCCAATGTGGGGAACGCGCTAATCTCCCGCCCCGCTTGCTCCCCCTCGCTATAATTCAGCATGGCCTCCCTTAACGCCGCTCTCGATTTTCTGGAACGCAAATACGGCAACCCCTCCCAACCGCCCGCTGGCGATGGGGGCATGGACCCCTCCGCCGCTCCGACCCCGAGACAAGGCGCTCAGATGATAGATTTTGAAACTCCGCTGCCGGATTGGCAATCCTCCGCCGGTGCCGTGGATATGCCCCCCGAGCAGGATCAAACCATGGTTCCGCTGCAAGATGAAGAGCCCGCCCAAGATTACGCCCCGCAGCGAGTCTCGCGGGTGGAGCAAGGAGACACATTCAACGCCGCGCTGGATTTCCTGACCCGCAAATACGGCGACCCTCAACAAGCCGCCACCCAGCAAGCCGTCGCTGAAGCCACCACGCCCACCGAGAATCTCCCCGTCCTCAAGTCCGACCTCGCCAACGCCCTCGGCGTGCTCGATTACCGCGACCCCGAGGAAGGCCAGCGCCGCCAGCAAGCCGCCGCCCTCGGCGAAATCCTCGGCCTGCCGGAATACGAGAAGGTCCAACTCGGAGCCGCCCCCGTGAACGCCGACGGCACCGTCACCATCCGCCGCGCCCAGGCTGTAAGCCCCGAGGCCAATGCCGCCGCTGCCAAGCAGCTTGCAAATATGCAGACGATGGCCGCTGGCGAGATGCTCGTCGAAGAATCTCCCAAGGAAGTCGGCACCCTCCAAGGCATAGCCAACGCCGCGCAGAACGCTTTCGACTCCGCCCGCCAAGCCCTCATGGCCACCGATGGTCTCGATGAGAACGACGCCTCACAGATCGCCCGCATCGAATACAACAAAGCCGCCCGCCGCGTCGCCCCAGGCTACGCCGCCTACCAGCAAGCCGAAGGCTGGGATGCAGCCAAAGCCTTTGCCAAAAATCCCTTTGAAGTCTCGGCCAACATCATCACCGAAGGACTCGCCGGAAGCTGGCCCGCCCTCGCAAGCGGCCTTGCCACAGGTGGTGCCACTGCGCTTGCGGTCGGTGCCGCTGGATCAGTTGTGCCAGGCGTGGGTAATGTCATCGGCGCAGGCGGTGGGTTCACCGCAGGCATGGTCGGAGGCACCGCCGCCGGTTCCTTTGCCACAGAATACGGCAGCAAGATTCTCGAAGAGTTGCAGACCGCCGGGATGAATCCCAAAAATCCCGAGAGCATCGCCAAATTCTTTAGCAACGAAACGCTCATGGCTGAGGCAAAGGATGCCGCTTTCAAGAGAGGCGTTCCCGTTGCCGCCTTCGACGCCCTCTCCGCAGGCATCGCCGGGCGAGTCGGCTCAGTCTTCCGCGCCGCCGCCAAGACCCCTGTCCGCCTCGCCGTCACAGAAGGAGTCATCCAAGGAGGGCTCGGAGGAGCAGGCGAGGTAGCCGGATCCGTCGCAGCCGGAGACCCAGTAAACCCCAAGGCCGTCTTCGGAGAAGTCATCGGCGAAGTCGGACCAGCCGCCATCGAGATCGCCGCCGGACGCCAAGCCGCAGCCCCCGCCGAAGTCCCGCAAAACTTCACCCCCATTTCCTCCCCGGCACCATCCGCCCCCACCGGCCAACCCCCGCGCACCCTCGGCCAAGTCCGCGCTCCCGAAATCCCCATCGACCAGACCGCCCTCGATGAAGCCTTCGGCTCGACCTTCGCCCCGCCGCCCGAGGTATCAAATGATACCTTCGCCCCGCCTGCCGCAGTTAACCCACAGGTTAACCCTGCGCCTGCTCCGGTTTCCGACATTCCCCCAACGGCCTCTGCTCCCGTAGCAAGCACACTCACAGCGCCTGAACCAACAGGCTCACCCGAGTTGATCGCCGGGGAGGGGGCGTCTGTTTCGACGCAGCCTGAGGTAAGTGCCGCGCCAATAGTTGCTCCAAAATTGGAACGAACCTCAACTGGAATGCGAATAATTAACCAAGCTGTTGAAGGCGGGGTTAATTTATCAGAACTCAATCTGTTAGAGTCGGCAATTCAACGGTTGGATAATCCAGCGGGAACAAAAATCTCAGAAGAAACAACAGCTGAGGCTATCCAGTATCTCCAATACACTCCAGAGGGTAATTCTGTTGTAGAGCACCTTCGCACCTTGGCGGCATCTAAAGATAAACGCGATAAAGGGATAAAAATAAGATCAACTGCAATACTAAAAAGCCTTTCTGATCTTTCCCCTTCGCTCGCCCCTATTCCCCCGAACACCTCTACGGCCCCAGCCGCCGCAAGTGGAGCGCCTGCATCAACAGGATCACCCGACCTGATCACCGGGGAGGGGGCATCTGTTTCTCCGACAGCGGTTCTTCCATCTCCTGAGACTACCCCCGCCGCGCCGGCTCCCCGCCCGTTCTCCGACCTCATGGCAGAGAACATGAAGCGCAAAGGCGAGGCAGGCTATATCGACCTCGGCGTGGTGCAAGATTTCGGACGGAGCATCTACCAAGCGGGCATGGATTTCGCCGCATGGTCTGGGCGCATGGTGCAGAAGTTTGGGGAAACCATCCGCGATGTCCTCTCTTCTCTGTGGCAAGCCGTCTCCGGCGGGCAATACTTACCCCAAGCCCGCGAGCGTGGCAGCGTAAACATTTCTCCTGGCACTGGACCCAAGCCCCGCAAGTTCGGCCAATCCCTCCAAGCCGCCCCCGGCGTTGCGCCCGAAGTCAAATCCCGCCTCACCTCGCTCGACTACGATCCTGTCTCGAACGCCCAAACCCTCGCCAACGCCCGCGCCCGCATCGACTCCGCAGGCAGCATCGACACCGCTTTCACCGATCTCATGGGCAAGCCCGCCATCGAAGGCTGGCAGCCCACCGCCGAGGATTACGCCACCGGCATGGAACTCATGGGGCAACTCCAAAACCGCAGCCGCCATGCCGATGCCGCCTCCATCGCCAACATGATGGCCACCCGCGCCACCGACCAAGGCCGCGCCATCCAAGCCCTCTCGATGATTGGCCGCCTCGGCCCGCAGGGCATCGAGCTTTTCGCTCAAAGCCAACTCCAAGCCGCCGCGACCAAGCCCGCCAAGACCGACAAGCAGAAGGCCGACATCCAAGCCAAGATCACCGAAGCCGGGCAGTTGCAAGGCGAGGTGGACAAACTCCGCCGCGACTCCACCACCGCCGCCATCGTCGGCAATAAAGACCTCATCAAATCCTCACTCCCCGCCGGAGTCGATGCCGTGCAGGTGAACATCGCCATCCGCGAAGCGATCCTCGGCGCACCCACGCCGCTTGCCGCCCAAGCCGCAACCTCATCCATCCTCACCGGCCAAGGTCTATCCGACAAAGGAGCCGCCCGCATCTCCGGCAGCATCGTCCGCGACTTCCTTAAGACCACGCAAGACACCCGCGCCAAAGTCCTCCAAGACCTCCTCGCCACCGCCGACTCCGACCGCCGCCTGGACAAATCCAAACTCGGCTCCCTCATCCGCCTCAACCGCGAAGGCAAGCTCACCGATGCCAGCCTTCACGCAGGCATGGCCAAAATGCTTGGCATCCCGCACTGGAGCGCCGAGCACAGCGCCAAGGTCCGCCGCATCCTCGCCCAGCACGAGAAAGCCACCGACCCCCGCATCAAGCTCGTCAAAGCCGCCGAAGCCCTCGATGTCGTTTACCGCGACTTCATGCCGCCAGGCTTCCTCGATAAAGTGGACACCATCCAGACCATCGCCATGCTGCTGAATCCTAAAACGGTGATCCGAAATGTGGTTGGCAACACCCTCATGGCCGGGGCAGACCTCACTGCCGATGCCGTTTCCGTGCCGATGGATGCACTCCTTTCCCTCGGCACAGGCGAGCGCACCCGCACCGGCCTTTCACTCGGTGAACGCCTCATGGGCCTGGGAGCCGGAGTAGGCGACATCAAAGCAGGCTACGACTTCGCCCGCTCCGAAGGCCGTGGCCGCATGGGAAGCATTGCCGAGGGCGTCGATACGCTGGTTCGCCTCGGCCGCCTGCAATCCTCGGGCAAATACAACGCCTCCGACATCTCCGCCCTCAGCGGCCCCACCTTCACCGCTCCCGTCCTTCGCCAACTCGAATCCACTCTTGGCCTCGTCCTCTCCATCTCCGACCGGGGTTTCTACGAATCCTCGTTCCGTGCCAGCCTCGACACCCGCATGAAAGCTGCCGCCGCAAATGGCAACCCCATGCTCGCGCCCGATACCGACATGGTGACAGCCGCCCGCATGGATGCTGGCCGATCCATTTACCAAGACGACAACGCCGCCAGCCGCACACTCGGCGGGCTGCGCCGCGTCCTCAACTTGAATCAACGCTGGGGCATCGGCTCGCTGCTAATGAAATTTACCCAAGTCCCTGGCTCAATCCTTACCCGCGCCGTGGAATTTTCCCCGCTTGGATTCATCAACACCGCCTACCAAAGCCTCGCGCCAATGCTCTCCAACTCCCGCGAGTTCGACCAGAAAGCCTTCACTGATTCCTTCTCCCGCGCCCTCGTCGGCACCACCGGCCTCGTCGCCACCGGCTACTGGCTCGCCCACCTCGGCATCATCTCCGCTGGCAGCGACTCAAAAGACGAAGACAAACGCAACCTCAACCGCGCCATGGGCTGGGGGTCCTACAAACTCAATGTCGATGCGCTCAAGCGTGCCCTCATGACCGGCAACTTCTGGACCCCTCAGAAACGGCGACTCGACGACAAGGTAATCGGCTACGATTGGGCGCAGCCTCTCTCCATCGGCGTCGCCATGGGGGCCTACTCCCGCGAGAATCAAGAAGCCATCAAGCAAGACATACTC